TGATAACTGCTAACAAGCCCCGAATAATTTAAATATTTTACGTCCCCTTCAGTCGGTAATTGATTTGTATATGTTCTATCACTATAGAAATTTCTTAAATCATTATCAAATATTGTTGGCATTACAATATTTTTATAAACAAAATTAGTTATTGGTTTTTTAACATCTTCTGATTGAGTATCACTAAAATTTGAAACTACTTTTTTATTAGGGTTATATATTAATGTTTTTGTCGTATTAAACGCCAATTTTTCATCTGTAGACACTCCATCCGCCAAATTACCTTTTACCCAATCTTTATCTGTAAATGGATAGGTATCCGCAAAATCATATTTATTAGAGGTTGTTGATGTTGAAATATAATCCGAAATATCTTTTTCATTAGTTAATGAAACTAAGGGTTGAGCCTTTGAATCGTTTATCACATCATTAGTAATAAACTCAAATGAAGCGTTTTCTACAGTATTTTTAATGTACCCTGTGTTGAAAATTCCTCGTATATAATTCTGCCAGCTAAGTGCTACCCCTTCATTTGAGATATGTTTTAACACACTTTCAAAATTGGATGAATTAAGATTATATTCTTTTAAATTTTTTATTAATTCTACATCACTGTTATCTGACAAACTCTGAGTTATGTTAATTTTTTCCCCTTCACTAACCACATTTGAAACTTTATCAGCCTCAGATGTTAAATTGTTAGTTCTATCTAATTTAGAATAATGAGAAGTTAATAATGTTCTTTCGTATATCTCATATAGGTACTTACTAACCACTTTATTCTCATAAACCTCATTACTAATTGGGAATTCAATAGCCCCTAACGAAACCCTATTTGGTTCTTTTGTCGAGTTTGAAGTTTTTGTTGGTGGGGGTGGTGGTGGTGTTTTTTGTGTCAAACCACTAATAAATTCTTCAACAAATTCTATTTCCGGCCACACATCATATAAATAACCTTTAGTTTCTCCAATAATATCACTATCACCAGGATATCTTAATTCATATTTTTCCTGTCCTTTTTCCCCTGTTGTTTCTTTAATTACTTGAGGCCAAGGATAAACCGGTTGATTTTTATCATCCCCCGAACTTTTATTATCCGCACTAGCGTTAGCGATTTGTTTATCAAAAATAACACCTTTTCTTATTTTAGAATCTCTTTGTTCCCAAGCCTTTGTGTGAACATCGTCTAATAAACGTAGGAAAGCCTCACCATTAGCAAACACAACCGCCAATACGTTTCTAATTGTTGGGACAAACCCAATACCATTATCTTTATTTTCTAATAACTCAGAAAGAGCTTTGGTTAACTCATCCTCAATTAACCCTCTTTTAGTTTTTAAATCTTTACCCATTTTATCCGTAAAATCAATAAAAGAGTTTACCCCTTCAAACACAAAATATTGGGAAACAACTTCTTTACTTCCGTTTTTAAGAGTTATTTCAACATTATTAAATGTGTTTGAATTTACTAAATCAGCTTGGAAATTTGTTAAATCTTGTGGTGTTGGTTGACTGTTTTTTCGTTGTAACTTATATGTCTCCTCTAAATTAATATCGTTGGCATTAAAATTTTTTGGGAAAATTTTGTATTCAATATTATTTGGTATAACACATTGTGTTTTTTTACCATTAATAGTGTAACTACCTTTTGAACCACAGGTTACATTTTCATTTAATAATTTATTATATTTTTCAATTAAACCTTTTAATTTTGAAACTGCATCAATTTTCTTTTGTCCATCTAAATTTTTCTTAAAAGTGTAAACTTTTGTTCCGGTTTTTTTTAAAATATAATAATTCTCAGTATCCATAAATTCATTTAACCACGAAGTTTTTACATTATAAAAAACTTCTTTTTGATAATCTGTTAAATGAATTCCGTAGGTATCTAAATTAGTAAGTGGGTCTAAATTTTGTTTAGTAAATGAATCAAGAATATTTTTAATAAAATTTTCAATTCTATCCTTCATTTGCATTAAAGTAATTTCAGGAAAATCATTAGGTATTAACCCTTTTGATTTATACTCACTATACATTTCCCTAATTTTCTGATAACCTCTCTCAACAACAACATTTTCAGTTTTAGTTGTTGTACTTGGACCTCCACTAGTTTTACTTATATTAAACCTTGATTGGTACATATGTGGAGTTGCTAAAAGAGCTCCCATAGTTACATCACTTAATACTGTATATTTGTATGTGTAAAACTTTAAATCAATAGTAAAGTTAGACGTATTTGCATCATATGTTGTTGTAAAATTTTGTAACATTAATCCCAACCTAACAGCTTTACCAAAAAAACCTTTAATAGTTAAATGAAATAATGGATACGGTAAATTAAAAAAGGCTGCGTATGGTGAATTATCCCCCGCTTCAAATAAGGCTCGACCTTTGACATCAATTAATCTAATATCAAATGTTGGTAAGAAATCTAACCCTTGTCTAATATTAATCGATGTGATTCCAAGTAAACCATTATCGGTTGCCCCTGGTTTACCATTAGAACTAATGGTTTGTTTAATATAAAAATCATCACTATTGTTTGGATTAACAACCCCGTTAAATGTTGGTTGATTAACTCCTTCTCCTTTAATAGCCCCCTTACCGGTTAATTCATCAGTATATGAATTATCCAAATAAGCCTTATCACCAGGTTTTAAAAAATTAATTTTAGCAATTGAGACTGTTCTAATAGAATCGTTGTTTGCAGTACCAAGAGCCAATTTAGTTCTCGGTAAAACACTACATTCAAGATTGGCATACATAACTAAATCTTCTTGCTTAACAAATCTATCCATCACTTTATTATCACTATCAACAACTTTGTTTGGGTCAATAATTGTAATATTGTTGTAGTCGAATTCGACCAATATATTTTCGGGTTTACCTACCATAATAATAGAAATGATTGTCTAATTGTGATTTATATTCTTGTAATGATGATACTAAAGGAAATGGGATTGTCAATATAGCAGCATCTGGGATGTTCCATTCTTGACCTCCAAAAATTGGATTTGCCGCAAGTATTAACCAACCAAATGTAGGTGTACCATAATATTGCTGAGATATCTTATCTAATCTAGATTGCCCAATTTTATAAATTAATCTTTTATCGGACGATTTACTTGAAATGGAGATATATGGCACAATACTTTGTTCACCATTTAATAAAAATTCATTATATCTATTATAATTTTGTTTATTATTCATTTTTAATTAAATTGAGTTTTATCCGTCCATATTGTTTTATCACCATTATTCTCACCTTTATACAATAATATTAAGTTTTTAGTTTGCTCATCGTTTGTTGGTGAAGGTTCTGTAGTATAAGTAAACTTACGTGTTTTTCCTTTATTATAAACATTTTCTTTAACCCAAGTAATATATGATGTCGATTTTTTAATAGATTTCACATTTTTTTCTTCACTTTCTAACTCTTTTATCACATTATCTCTAAATTTATCAACAATTTTATTAAATTGTTTAGATAACCCATCATATGTATTATCTAACTCATTAGTAATAATTGCCGATTTAAATGTGTTAAAATTACTACGGTTATTAAACACTTGTGCCATAACCATAAAAAATCTTTTATCTGTTATGTCAGAAAATATTGCCGAGGTAAATCCACCGGGTTCTGTATACTTATTACTTATAATATTATAATCACTACTACTTAAAACTTCATTATAATCATTCATTCTATCATCAACTAAATGATAGTCAAATAACATCTCTTGGAATGTATCCGCCTGTTCTCTACTATCAGCTCTATTAACTTCTTCAGTTGCCGTTATAGTATAAATTTTTGCCTTACTATCAATTAATACACCATCGGATAATGTTGTCACATAATTAATTTTTCTAAAAACTTGTACCATATTTTGTTCTTGCTCAACAATTTTATTGCTGAGTTCCTCAATACCATTACTAAAATCAACTTTCATAGCATTTATATAATTAGTTAAATTAGTCGTCACACTTCTAACCGCTTTAGTGTCTGTAAAAACAGAATTTAACCCAACAATAATAAAATTAGTTGCTCCTGAAATATCATTAAGTAATTCCGAAAACAATTCATTAACATTTTGTTCATAAACTGATTTACCATAGATTGGTACTAAATTACTTGATGTTCCCATATTAAATTCCCCATCAATGTATTGTCTTTCCTTAGACATTAATTCCCAAATACCACCATTATACGATTTAATCGTACTTTCATATTGGTTTACAAGATTTACAATATATTCTTTACTAACATCTAATAAACTATCCATAATTTTCATATAGGTAATATCACCTGTTTGACCACTAGCACCGTCAACAGTTGTTTGAATTTGTCCAATAGTTTCTCCCGCAGAGTTTGTTTGTTGATTATCAACTTGAGTTACAGTTGGTTGTTCGTCAATTAAAGATTGGAAATATTGTTTATCTAATTTTTTCCAACTATCGTCAGTCCACTTAGCTCTTTCATCATAAATTTCAGTATTTGCATAGTAGTTAAACGATAAAGCGTTTTGTAATTCTTCAACAGGTTTTTCAAGACCCATACCACCAATAATATCAAAATTCATTGTAACATTAGCAATCATTGGTTGAATACCAATACCTTCCGGATTTAAATCAAAAACCAAAGGTTCATAAGTAAACCCAATCGTTTTAGGTATTATCTTACAATTATAAAAATCACCAATCCTTAAAACTAAAACCGGTGGTGCTCCAAAGGAGGTGTTTAAGGCGTCATTTGCAACTATCTGTCCATTATCCCCAATTACAGGAATTGATTCACCAGGACGAACGCATTGGTTTAAGAAAGTTAAACGAGAGTTTAATCCTTCCGGTGTCATAGAGTGAAACGCAGGATTAAAATATTTAATTTTTTCCTGAATAGAATCATATAACATAGGAACCTCTTTTTTAATAACATCGAAATAATCACATTCGGAAAGTAATCTTCTCAAAATTAATTTACTAATCCCTTCTTTTATTGTTTTTTCAGTTCTATATGTTGGTTTTGGTTTTGGTTTTGGAGTTGTCGATTCAGTTGGCACATTTACAATAACAGGTTTTTCAACAGGTTCAACAGGTTTGTCTGATGGTGTTGCCGTTACAGTTATATCCGTAATTACAACCCGTCTACAAGCCATTGCCGCCACAGAATACCATTGAGAATCGTGTGTTGATTTTCCATTTTTATCTTTAATATCATTGGTACAAGTTACCGCAGCCCCAAAAGAACCTTTTGAAGTTTTTGGTATCGCAGTATCATCCTCACCTAAAGTTTCAATACTAGTAAATGTTAATGTTTTATCTTCAGTAATAAATTTACCTAATTTAGTTGTTTTTAAATAATCAATAACAGAATTAGCTCTTCTTTTTGATAACGCCACATTATATGTTTTACTTGCCGGAGCAGACGCCGCGGCTCTTAAAGATACTTTAATTGTCCCTGTCTTCTCACTTAATATTTTAAAAGCGTCTTCAACAAACCCCGTATTTATATAATTAAAATTATCAATAACAACATTTTCAAAAAATTCTTTAACATTTAAATTAGTACTAGGAGGTGCAAATGTTTTACTTGATATTGCAACATATTGGTCTTGATTCATACTATAGGTATAATTATCATAATCCGACTTGTACGTTGAACTAGGTGTTGTTGCTGTTCTATTATTAGGCCCCGGAATATCATTATCAAAATAAAACCCAAAATTATTATATTTTGAATCTAAATCAGCAACAGATAACTCAGGGTTTAATTTCCCCGGCCCATTACCTGTTGTAACAGTACCAACAGACGGATTCCCCTGAACACTACTAATAACTTCTTTAGCAGTATTAGTATCCAAATTTGGGTTGTTTAAGATTTGTTGATAAGTGTATAAATCTTTTGTTGGAACCGTATTGAACTTTTTAGCCAACTCATATATATCATATTTAACACAACCCGCGAAAAACGAATCAATAATAGAATTTATTCTTTCCTTATTTTGTCCTTTTAATTGTTTTTCAACAAGAACATTCATAACAGAAGGATGGTCGACAATAATTTTCCAACTTAACGTTCCTGTTCTTCGAGTATCCTTATATGTATATATTGGTTCAGGTCTACCTAAGAAAGAAGTTTCTGTCCAGTTAGCGTTACTTGTATCTGTAAATCTTATATCATACGGTGGAAACCACATTACTCTACCACCATTTGGTCCTTTTTCACAAACAGGTAATTCATCGTAAGTAAAACCTTGTTTACTTGATGTTCTCCAAGCCAAATTTTCAATTGAGAACATATATTTTTTAGCATACCCCCCAACCCCATTAGGTCCATCCGCAATAATATTTGTTGAACCCGGATTTCTTGTTGGTGAAATGTTTAAATTGAATGTGTTATCAAACACTGAGCCAGCAAACTTTCTTCCGGATGTTGTAATACCATCAACTTTTTGTAAATCATTATAAGTGTAGTATGGCGTGTCTTTAGTAAAAACTCTACAATACTCAATACCTGCGTCACCACCTGTTGTTTGGTCAGTATATGAAACAACTTGAGAACCTTTTGTCATTTCCTTATACCCATCGTGAAATACTTTACTAACTTGATTAATTGCGTTACCAACGTGTTTTAATCTTGTAATCCCTTGTACATTATCCGCAGAATCAACCAATCTTTGCGTTTGGTCTAAAATAGATGTTTTCTTAAATGTAAAATTAGTTGACTCATCACGAGTATAGTTACTACTAATTAAATTATAATCAGGGTCGGCAGAACCTGAACCCCCACCCGGTGTTGCTTTAAACCCCGCGTTTGGTTTGTATTTTGGTGATGTCCAAACAAATTGACCATCAATACCACCACCATCACTTAATGATTTAGCCGCGAGTCCAAAATTAAGAGTATCTTGGTTACCTTCATATAAAATACCTAATTCTGATGGTCCATACACTGGAACATCTTCCTGTTGTCCAAAAGCATTAACAGGTACTTGATTTGGTGGAGAAGTTATTGTTGATGGTTCAGAATTTCTACTACCAACATAATAACCTCCAACTAACGTTCCATTGTCAGGATTGATTAAACTAACAATTGCTTGTCCAACACCTAATAATCCTCCAAAATTTTTATCATAACTTGGTTGATAACGGTTATAATTAAGATTTCTGAATAAAACAGACCTTTGTCCGTTTCCGGTATTTGCTAAGAATATTTCAGAAGGATTTCTTTTAATATTTAAAATAGGACCTAAAAAACCACCGGTTAATTGATTAACAACGTTTAAAGCATTTGATGTTTGTTGTGTTTGTCCATTTCTTGTATTATCACTAAAATAATCACCCGGTATTAATGAAACCGGCCAATACGCACCACCTAATCTTGTAATTAAATCTGCCGCCGCTGTAATAGGGTCTTCCGGTGATGTAATCTTCCAATTTCTATAAACTAAAGGTTCTTGTCCTGATATAATTAAACTAGCCTCAAAAGGGTCGGATAATGATTCTAAATTTACTTGACCAACAGTGTTAATAAAAATTTGTCTATTAATTCTATCTTGAAATAATTGATTAAGATATGTCGCCCCTAATCTCGCCAAATAAGAATCCTGAGATAATGAACCATTGTTCCCTGTTGGATTTGTCGATAATAAAATCGCATAAGGAGAATACGAAGAAGCAACAAAATTTATTGGTAAATAAGGTTGATGTATGGGTTGACCCAATATCTGAGTTGTAACCCCATACATATCATTAAACCCACCAACAGGTCCATAGTAATTATCGATATACGCCGCATCAATGAAAAACTCATTTACTAAATCTAATACGGTATCATTTGGTCCGTATTCCCCTTGATTTGGGTTAACCGGAAGTAGAGGTCCATTAAAATTAATATTTAAGTTATAACCACCATTAGGTCCATATTCGTTTAATGGATATAATAATTGAGCAAATGGGTCATTAGCAATTAAATCATTTGGAGAATCAATTACATTAAAGTTATTTAAAGTCACTTCAGTATTAATATTTCCCGTTGCAGGAGTATATACTCCAATAACACTATATGGGACTAAATTTTTAGCCAATAAAATATCTCTAAATGAAGATGATGAAGCAAATGATAATGTACTATTTGGCATATTTTTTTTCTTTTATAATAAATAGATTAATAACCTATTTTTAACGAGGTTCATTTTTACTAGGGATAGGTCTACCAATAGTATCTGACACCGTATCTTGATACATTTTAACTATTTGTTGTTTAACATCAGGTTCGTTTAATGCGTTCTGAAGTGTTTTTGTATCTATACCGGCAGGTGCTGTAATATTAATTGTGTGATTTACGTTAACATCAACCGTTGATTTCTGAGTCGATGATTGTGTACCATTCATACTATTTGTTCCCACACCACCTGTTGGTATATTTGATGTTGCATTTCTAGGAAGAGCAGTTCCAGTCGCAACTTGTGCCGCTCTAGCAATATCACCAAATAATGGAAATTCTTTATCTAGTTTATCTGCTTGAGCTTTAACATTTGAAAATGATTCTTTCATTTCTTTACTAATAAAACTACCAAAATCACTCATAATTGTTCCTAAATTAGCGGATATTTTTCCTGTATTGGCATATTCTGCAACAGCTCCGGTTAATGTGTCCGCCGCTTTATCAATCCCTTTTCCAATATTTTTTGCCGATAATCCCTCACCCATTATTTCAGAACCTGCCGTAGCAACAGCCCTTGTTCCTTTTAATATTCCCCCCGCAGTTTTACTACTAGCCAAACCTAAACCTGTTCTATCACCTAAACTATTAATTGCCGCGGCAATAGATTGAGTTGCAGATAATTGTTGTTTTGCCAAATCTTCCATTGACTCCGGTTTGGCGTTAGCCATTTTTTCGAGAGCCTTTATTTCTTCAGGTGTTAAATCACTAACTTTTTTTGTGTCTCCCGCAGCTGTTTTGATTTCATAAGTTCCACCTTCACCCATTTCAGCCATATTGGCAATCATTTTCTTTTGGTCTTCAGTTGCACTTGGGAATGTAATTTCTTTTAACTTCTTATCTAAATCCGCACCACCTAACGCCATTTTGGTAAGTTGGTCGTAAGGAATACCCATAGCGGTTGAAATTTCTCTCAATTGTCTTTTTGCTCCCGGCATAATTTCAAAATTACCATCTTTACCTAACTGAACAAATTGTTTACTCATTTGAGCAATTTGATTTTGTAATTCAGCGGGGTCATTTTGAGATAAATCCATTAATTTTAATGGGTCTAATAAAGAACTTTGAGACACACCTAATCTCTGCATCGCAGCGGCAACCTCAATCGCCCCTTCAGGATTAAACACTTTTTCAGCAAACCCTAATGTTTGAGACATATCAATTCTTAATGATGTCGCTTGAGCCGCCATTTTAGCCAACCCTTCAACACCACCAGCAAAATTATATTTGTTAAGTGCGTTCATATTATCAATAACCTTAGCCGAAACAGCCTGAGCATTTGCCCCCGATTCTCTTGCAATATTAACAACTTTTAACATTTCGTTAGTCGCTCTAACTGACGAAATACCAACATCCGCCATACCTGTAACAATTTTACCAACTTCAACACCAGTTACTTTCATCGTGGCGTATAAATCTTTAGTTGTTTTTTCAGATAATATCACATTTCTCCCTAACGCCTCAGAAGCGGCTTTTTGGGTTGCAAGAACATCGGCAATATCACCACCTAATTTTCTAACTTCAGTAACAGAATTTGACATACTAATACGTAATATGTCCGCCATCTCTTGACCTCTACCAAACGATTTAAGCATTTCGCTTGACGCCTTATCAAGTGTCAATACTACTTTAGCAATCGCCTCAGGGTTAAAATTAGAACCAATTGCTTCTCCTAATCCTCTTGTCGCGTCTCCGGGTGCTGGTGTTACCGGTGTTCCTTCTCCTGCCATAATTAAATGTGTTTATAAATAAATACACCAAACATAGTTTTTAAATCACTAGTTTGGTGTGTTATTCTCGATTACTCGATTTATTAAGTATTTTCTAACATATGTCGGCATTGAATGAAAATCCGAATATGAAACGTGTATTGATTGAGCCAAATATAGATACTCCTCAATTAATAATTGTTTATGATTAGAAGAAAGGTCGAAAAAAGTCCACCCCAAAGGTTATCTCGAAAGATACCAATTCTCCTGAAGGGGCGATTACACTTCTTTTTAAGTCCAATGACGGTTCATTTTCTCTTAAAAAACTTCTTATGTACTTAGAATCCATAATTGGCATTGAATCGACAAATAAACTAATTTTTGACCTGTCTGAATCACCGTCAATCTCAACAATATGTTTTAATAATTTCCAAGTAATTTTTGGTGCTTGTCTACCAATAGGGTATTGTGCTTCCTGTTTATCTAATTCAATAGTATCATAGAAGGTTGTTGGTCTTAATTTTACAGTAATTCCTGTTTTTGGTAATTTAGTTGTAAATGTACCATCTTCATCAGGTTTAGATTCAGTTTTTTTAATATTTAATTCATCTAATACAACAGTACCAACAAATGGTTTATCTGTACCAGGGTCAATTAAGTTGATACTATATTCAGAACCAAATGACGTATTTCTTAAAAATATTAAAATCGCCTCAACATCCCCATCTAAAAGTTCTTCAGGACGTAAATCGTGTTCATACATTTTATTTCGTAATAATTTTAATATAATATTTTCACTACTACGACTAGCACCAATTAGATAATTTTCATCGTTTGCTGTTAAATAACCAATTTTAACCGATTTCTTTTTTGATTTATAAAAAATACCACCCGTTGGTAATTGAACCACATCGTGTGGTAAACTGAAGTTTTGTGTTGCAGCATCTATTAAATTTTGTTCCATATAGTTTTGTTTTTATTATAAATAATAGGATATGTTTTTTTTATATAAAGTTTAAAAACAAAAAAACCCACGTAATGTGGGTTTTATTTAAAATGTAATAAACATATTTTTTTTTCAGAAAGTAATTTATTAATAAATTCTAATCGAACCATAAACTCACAATCACTATTCATATGTTTTGTTAATTTAAGTATTTTAGAATATACATCTGGTAGATTAACGGAAACCCATTTTTCATCACTTAATGTTGGAGAATTACGAATTTTTTCTATTGTTAATTCTCTAATCATTTTAGTAAACTAATACACATCTATCCATACGAAGTGTTGCTGAAATTGTTGCCAACGCGTCTGAACTATAAGCTAAAGTATCAAAGTTAACATCACTTAAAAAAGTTCCTTCTAATATCCATTTTTCGACAACAACCCCTGTTGGGTCTAACATCTCAAGGTCAATGTTTTTCTTATATCCCGCAGCATACCCCATACGACCTGTAACTGACTCAGCACATAAACGAACCCACTCCATAAGAGCTTGTGATGCAGAAGGTCCAATTGGGTCTCTAAATTTAACATTAATTGTCCCCCAAGTAAATCTACCCGCAACATATGTTGAAGTATTTAAAAAGGGTATTTCAACGTCTTTAATAGTGATATGTGGTCTAGCAGCCGACTCTACAAACCATTCGTTAATCCCTAATGTAGAAGGGAATCGTACAATAAACCTATTTTGTCTTTTTGGTTCATACGGTATGGGCATTTTCATTAATAAATCAGCCATTTTCTATTTGTTTTTTAATTTTTATTTTTTTATCTTGTTTATTATAAATATAACCTATTTAATTTTTTTCTCTTGACTTTTAGAATTAAAAAATCTATCATTCTAGAAATCCTAGTTTTTATATTAATAGTTTATTTAATTATTTTTTATTTATTAGTTATTAATAATAAATATTTTAATATTCTTTTTTAATTCCTCCAGCTGTTGAATATGTTTTAATTATATTCTCTGGGTCTTGCTCAAAATGTTTTTTTACAACATCCACATTTTTTAAGTCGTCATCTGAAAAACCTATCTTAGGGACAAAGTAATTATTTATTTTATTTTTTAAAAATGCCTTTTTTTGAATATGTTGTGACATTTCCTTAACATAATTAACAAATTCTTTTAATGCTTTGATTTTACCTTCTTCCGGATTTGTTGCAGAACCTTCCCCGTAACTTACAGGATAAAATTTACATAAATCTAAATATTCTCTAATCATTTCTCTTTTAGAAACGTTTTCTTCATCCGCCAAATCACGATATTTCTCTAAATTTTTAACTAACTCATTTGAGTCAATACCATTAATGTTTGACACAATGTAGTTATAACAAGCTTCTTTTAATATTGATGGTGTGTGTCCTCTAGCTGTCACTATTGAAAATATTGAACCATTGTTAATTGCCTCAACAAAATCTTCCCAAGCCGGTCCAGGTTTTGCTGTCATAGAATCCACAATAAATTGTTTGTCCCCTTTAACACCAAAATATCTGAAAGGTTCTTCTCCAAACCCAACAATAGTATGTCCGTCAAAATCAAATGGTTCCTTACCAATTTCTTCTCTATGAGTTGCAAAATCTTCAGTAGACATCCCTACTTCATCACCATCTTCATCTTTTAAGATAATCTTTGTCGGCATTGATACTATGTTGTCATCCCAATCAAATGCGTAATACTTCTCATCGGGGGCACCAAACTCGTCAATACCTTCATTTATTTCATTTTTTAACATATCTTTATATTAAGGCTTATTATGACTCACCATTACGATGAGTCATAATTTTATTTATTATATATTCTCGAAAGAAGCTCCGGTTGGAGTTATATAGAACGTAATGTCTATAAATTCTAACGATTTGGTTGGTTTGATATAAATCTTACCTGTCATTTGATTTCTGTCTAAATCAGCAGCGTCTGACGATACTGTAACTCGGAAATCATATAAACCTCTGTCTCTTCTGATAGCATCCAAGATAGGGTTAACCGCGTCTAAGAAGTCTTGTCTTACTTTTTGGTCGTTTTGTTCAAACAATAATCTTACAGATACCGCTGAAATCAATTTACGAGCTTGAAGTAATAATCTTCTTACGTTTATTCTATCAAGTGCCGATTG